AAAATGAACTTGGCGATTTAGTTCCCGTAGGCAAAGAAGAAGATAATGCAATAAATTATATAGAAATATCAAAAGATGAATTTATAAATAAGTTTAATCAGCACTTAGGAAACTAGGTGCTTTTATTGTATCTAAAATTAAGGAGGAATATTATAGTGGAAGAAGAAGTCAAAAGTCTAAGGGAAGAAAACGATAAGTTAAGATATGAAATTTATGAGTTGAAAAAACAAATACAAAAACCTATGAATGATAGGCAATCTGAAATAGATAATTTAAAATCAATAATAAAAACAATGAGTAAGTTCATTTAAGTCTTAGAAAACTAAGGCTTTTTATTATGCCTTTTATAGCTTACTACAAGGCTTTAAAGAATGGGATAGCAATAATATTACATTGAACTTTATGGGGCATTTATGAACTGTAAGGGGCAAGGAGGAAGCATGAAAAAGAGTGATTTATTAAAACTAATAGAAACAATAGCGGATGATGGGGACATAAACGAAGTAATCCTTGGGGCTGACGAGTTTAAGGGATTAGGAAAAGTGGACTTATCTAAGCTAACCACTGATGAGTTTAAGAACTTATTAACAACAAATGAAGCAATTAAAGGCTATATGACTTCGCATGATGATAGCATTAGGTCATCTGCGGTAGAAACCTTTAAAAACGGAAAAATGAAAGAACTTATAGATAAGGCGGTTGAAGAAGCAAAGAATGGAAAGAAAACTCCAGAGCAAGAAAGAATTGAAGAGTTAGAAAAGCAATTTGCTGAATCACAAGCCCAAATTCAAAGGCAAAACACTATTAACAAATATACAGGAGTTCTAAAAGAAAAGGGGTTACCTACTGAACTAGTAAATTTTGTTTATGGTGATGGCAAAGAAGAAACTATTGATAAGAATATTGAAACTTTAGGGACAGTATTCACTAGTGCTATTGATAGTGGTGTTAAATCGAAGTTAGGTACAAGTTCTTATGTACCACCAAATGATGATGCAACAAATGCACTTGATGCACAAATTGCCAGTGCAATGGGTGTAAAATAATTTATTTAAAAAGGATAGGTGATATTTATGGTAAATACATTAGCGTATGCAACTTTATTTCAACAAAATTTAGATAAGGCAGCAGTTCAACAAGCTAGAACTGGCTGGATGGAAGGTAACGCAGGACAAGTAATCTATAAAGGTGGTAAGGAAGTAAAGATTCCTAAACTTTCTATGGACGGATTAGGGGACTACGATAGAAACGGTGGTTTCAATGGTGGTTCAGTTACTTTCGAGTATCAAACAAAGCAAATGACACACGATAGAGGTAGATCATTCTCTATAGATGAACTTGACGTTGATGAAACTAATTTTGTCGTTACTGCTTCTACAATTATGGGCGAATTCCAAAGAACTAAGGTTGTACCAGAAATTGATGCGACAAGAATAGCTTCTCTTGCAACTATGGCTATTGGGGTTGCTGACGACACACAAGTCAAGTATGGATATTCACCAGCAAAGGCAAGTATCGTTGACGAAATTAAGGCTGGTATAAAGAGAATAAGGGAAGAAGGATTTGAAGGCGATTTAGTTTGCTACGTAACTTATGATGTTTCTATGCTAGTTAGCCAATACTATGGCGAAAAGTTATCGGCTGCAACATTTGCACTTAATGGAGTAGATACAAGAGTACCAGCTATTGATGGAGTGCCACTAGTAGAAATGACATCTAACAAAATGTACACAAAGTTAAAGTTTAATGATGGTAAAACATCAGAACAAACAAAAGGTGGTTTTGAAAAGGCTTCTGACGGAAAGTCAATTAACTTCTTATTAGTGGCTAAAGAATGTCCTATTGCAGTTTCAAAAACAGATAATATGAGAATTTTCAGCCCAGAAATAAACCAAAAGGCTAGAGCGTGGGCTATGGATTATAGAAAATTCCACGATATATGGGTTCCAGATAACAAATTAAAAGGTTTATACGTAAGTGTAAAAGAAGCAAAGTTACCCTAGTGAAGCCCTAGACAATGCTAGGGTTGGAAAAGCCAAAGTTGGAGAAGCAAAGGTTGGAAAGGAGTAATAAAAGATGGCAGCATACGAAAAGCAAACATGGACTGATGGGGAAACAATAACAAAAGAAAAGTTAAATCACATTGAAGAAGGTATTGTAAATATAGAACTTACTCCTGGTCCTAAGGGAGAAAAGGGGGACCAAGGTCCAAAAGGTGCAGATGCAGTAATTAATAAATTAAACAAAGTAGATGATTTAGATGGTGGAGCAGAGGTTGCAGTAGTAGTAACCGCATTTAATAACTTGATTGCAGATTTAAAAGCAAAAGAGTTAATGAATAGCAATTAATACAAAATAATTACTTAAGATGAAAGGGATTGATTTCCCTTTCCAGAACTCATATAAAGAAAGTGAGTAAGATGAGCAAACAGGACGTTATT